TAAATGCATGAATATAAGCTCCATTCTCAGCCAATATTCCTTGATCCGGTATGTTCAAAGTGTGCAATCCGGCAGGAAAGCTTTGAACTAACAAGTCTGCTCCGCCTGATCCATCTTTAATAGTAAATGCACCTGCGGCGTTACCAAATATAACAACCTGTCTTATTCTAGATCTTTGAGGACCTAGAACAGCCGCAGCGTCACCCTGACTAATGTTAAATGCCTTTGCGTCTGATCGACCTGACATATTAGCCTCCTATTATTGATCACCAAATGTTGGTACAGTAGCAGAAAGTACATTACCCCAAACATACCAGTTAGTTGAATCTTTGGCTGTAATGTTTATTTCCATTGCACCAAAATCTACTAATGTTATTTTTGAGTTTGAGTTGCCATCAGAATAAACAGCCACGTTGTCTGCGTTAGTATCTAAATGCTGCAAACCACCAATAAAAAAGTTAGTGTCTGAACCAGAGTCAATAATTAAATTTTCTCCTTCAGTTGCTGCTCCAGCATATATTAATTTGAAATTTGCGCCTGCAACTGGACTAGGTAGTGTTATTGTTCGATTAGCAGCAATAGCAGGAACTGCAAGAGTTCTTCCGCTATGAGTTGCGTTATCAAGCGTTTTATCCTCATCACCTAATGCAACAGGGGCGCCGCCATAAGTTGTGACTTCTGTAATAGTGCCTAAAGTAGCATCTTTGCTTACAGTTTTAATTGTAGATTCGGATCTAATAGGACCCGAGAAAGTTGAGTTAGCCATTTAAATCTCCTTATCGTGGCAAGTGTCAATTACATAATGTAACTGTTAAGGGAAAAAGTAAAGGGGCGAATAACGCCCCTTCGTAGTTTATTTACGCACCGGGTGATCCGTAGATACCTAGTGGGTCTGATACACCAAATGAATATCTCTCACGGGCTTTGTATCTTACATTACCTGTGTTGAAATCTCCATCCATTGCAGTTGACATAGGTGTTCTTACAAACATCTTCATTCCATTAGGAACATCTGTAGTCAAGAAGAAGGCATCACTATCTGTTAAGTAGTGGTTAACAGAATAACCTTCTGGGATTGACCCATTTGATCTTAATGCATTTGTGTCGTTGTCTGAAGTAGCCACTCTTAATTCTGATTGCAGAATTCTTGTAGCAACAAACATTAACGCAGGTGGAATGATAAGTTTTCTAGGTCTTGCTGCAATTAATAAGCCTCTTTCGTCAACAAAAGCTGCAATATCAATAACGGCTTGCTCTAGAGATGTTTCATTCAAATCAGCACCAGATGTAGGTCTGTTACGGTTATTACCACCTGCTACAGTCGGATGATCTGTATCAAATAGAAATTGTCCGTCTCCACTTGTGAAAGTGTCAAACCCTGTATTAAGCAATGAAGCTGCCTTTGTTTGCTTAGTATAAGCCATAGCTCTTGCTAATGCTTTTGTATATCTCGCTGATAGTGAGTCATACAAGTTGTCTTCCATCGCTTCTTCAGTGATAGAAAAACCCATAGCAACAGTTTCATGGTTATATCTAGCAGTAAAAGACTCTTGAGCTGTATCATATGATATAGCTGCACCTTCCTGCTTAATTGGTGCCGCACCAAATCCTGACAACTTGACTTCTTCTTCAAAGCTACGCTCTGAATTTTCAACGTCATAGATTTCTGCATGTTCGTCTTCGTACTTTTGGTACTCTAGACCGAAAAGGGCGTTTAGACCCGGTAACAACTCTTTAAGGAGTTGCGCTCTTGAAATAGCCATAGTTCAATCTCCCTATTAAGCTGCTGATGGTGCGTTACCAGAAACGACACCTATACCAAGTTGATGACCAGTGTTGAATTTGCAAAGCATAATTGGATATGCTGTACCCTTTTCATCACCATCGTAACCACCTTTCCAATCAACAATTCTGATTGGTAAAGATGCTGTAGTTGCTGCAGTACTGATATCTAATGAAACCCTAGAAATACCTAAAGTAGCATTTAATGCACCCTGTACTAACGCACAGTTAGCTGCTAAGTCATCATCATTAACAGAACCATCTGCTTGAATTTCAAACAAGATGTTAGGATCATCACATACATATGCCATTGCATTAGTATGAGCTGTTCCTGTCCATTGCTGGTTAAACTGTGTTTGACCTGTACTTAGATCAGTATACCTACACCCTAAGAAAATTCCTATAGGTGTTGCTGAAGTTGTACCAGTATCTTTTTGGATAGTGGTAGTTGATCCGGCATCGTTGAGCTTTACAACGTCACCGAAAGCTATTCCTGTGGAATAAGTACTCAGTATTGGATACTGCCTAAAAGAACCATTGTAAGTTCCAGACATGTTTCCAACTGGTCTTAAACCGAAAGGAGCTGCTGTTGCGGACATATTAGTCTCCTTAAGTTAAAAGTTAAAATTTATTTTATTTGCGTGTGCTTTTCTCTGGTTTGAGTACTGGCATACGGGGATCGGATTCTCTCATGTAATTATTATCTACAGCTGCCATCTGACTTGCAGTAGCATTGCGATGAAATTCTCTTCGAGCATCCATGTTTTCTTTTGAGTTCCTGCAAAGTAACAGTCCCCCAACCTCTACATTACCCTTAAATTTGGAGTCTACATCGGGTAAAACTTTAAGTTCTGGATGATCTTCCAGCCTTACTGGCTCCCAGCCTTCACGAAATTTAGAAGAAACATTAGTGTTATCATTCTGACCTAGTGTTGATGTGCGTATCCAACGGAATTCTACTCCCTCTTGTGGATCGGGGTCAGGTAAAGCATTTGCTCGTTTCCAAGTTACTTTACGTTCTGTAGTTTCTCTAGTCTCAAGTGTGCGTGAATCTCTATTAGCCATTATATTGACTCCTTCAATAATTGCGCTGCATATTGTTCAGGTGTAACTCCCAGACGTTTAGCGAGTCCAATCTGGGTGGAGGTTAGCTGCACTTTGCGTGGTTTTTTTGCACTTCTATTAACTGGGGCAACCACGTTACCAGCAGAACGTTGAGGTGCTTCTACCTCTTCTGTCTCAACACTCTGCTTGTTTGAGTTGAAATGCTCTGGAAAAGCTTTTCCCATAGCCTCATCAATTCTTCTATAATACTCTTCTGTGTCTAGTTTAGGATTTAATCCTGCTTTGACTAGCTTTTGGTGTACACCCATAGCGTACCCTGTCATATCTTCATGATCTTCTTTTTGAAACCAATCGCTATTCGCTTCAAGCCATTCCTTATCTTTCCCTGTAGGTTCCTGTACCTTTGGTTGAGCAGGAGCCTGTTGTGGAGGAGAAACTTCAGGCTCTACTGCTCTTACTGTGGGCTTGTAGTTATCTACCCTATACTTTTCATTTTGTATTGTGCTTAATTTTTCTTGAGCCTCAATTAACTTGTC